CGCTCTTCCGATCTCCTCATCATCAACTTGAGCAAGGCGCAAACGTGCGGCGTTAACACCATCATCATCATCACAAAGATCAGCAAGACCTTTAGCTTTCCATACCGCCTGTTGCTTACGTCGCAACAATTGAGTTGCTAAGTTTTCGCAGTAGTTATAATCACAAATAGCCTCAACAAGTCGCTTATTCAGGATCGACTCACCCCATCCATCATTTGATTGACGTCGCTGATTTGGTAGCCGCTCACCGTCGATAATACAGACTCGCGAATAGTGAACCTGGTATTCTGGCAGGTCAGCACCAGGTGTAATAGTGTAAATCAATGGCTCACCATATCGTACCTTGCGCGGATTGGTTTCTCGCTTTTCTACGCGAACCTGAAATCGATCGTAAACGCGAACATCTTCAAGGATTGCACCAGGCGCTACAGGTGACTTTAATGCCCTGCCATCCTGAACGATTGCCACGATTGCAGCGCCACCAAAAAGACGCGACCAGCAAAGCGCATCAATGATTTTATCGTTTAGTCGCTTCTCATCCCACAAAGATCTAAAACTTTCCTCGTCTTCCACGCCGTCAATATTAAATCCAGGCGTCACCATTTCTTCTGGAACAACGTCGATGATTCGTTTTGCTAGGCCGTCGCGAATGTAAAAATCAGCGTGCGTGGTGTATTCGAACCCTTGCATAAAGAAAGGCAACTCCACACGCCCATTGCCCTTGCTGCCCTTGAAAATCTCGTTGTATCCATCGGCCTTAACTAGCCTTGTTTTTTCACTCATCGTCAAATCTCCATAATAAAAAAGGCTGGAAAAATCCAGCCTTGATTATATAACTTTTTAGCAATTAGTGCTATTTATTGCGTAGACCAGCCAGCTTTTTCATCCTTGCCACCGGATCATCTGCCAAGTTCATTTCGACGTTAACAGCATCAACTATATTATCGACAATATCATCATGGGGATGAGAATCATCAAAAGTGAATGCTGCAACCTCTGCCAGTATCTCAGGCAGCATGGGGTGATTTTCTGGCAGCGCCACACGTCCGGCCCTCATTACTGGCGCGGCGTCCATTGCTCGCGTCACCTTGTCATTGCTTCGCTGAACGGGATTTATATCAATCGGGATCTTCTTTTTGGCCCCCTGAATCAAACCCGTGCCGCTGGCCTTATCCTCAATGTGGATACGTCGCAAGCTGCCACACTCCTTATTGCGCTTCCAGCACTGGTTAACGAAGGCAATAAAATTTAATTCAAGATCCGGCGCTTCCCACTTTCCGCGAATGCCATCAATGAAGTAAACGCGATTCTTATACATCCCCCAATAACAAAAAACCGAATAGTCGTTAAGCTCTCCGGCCTTCTGCGCGGTATCTCCAGTAATAAATGTGTATTCAAAGCGATCCGGTTTTGGTAGTGCGCATTTTTCGCCGCAGCCGTAATACTGGAACCACTCTGTTTTAAACACGTTCCCGCCCAGCGCGATTGGCTGCTGTTGGTACTGACTGGCGAACGTATAAGGATCTGCATTGCGCAATGCAAGCAATTCCTCCGCGCTTTCCTTCGCAGGCCAAAATGAATAATGAGCAACGCCATCTATCATCACTGGCTTACTTGACAGCACATCACGATCAAATTCAGGCTTCAACCAATCAGGAAGCGTTTCGCGGTATTCTTTCGTAACCAGCGCCGGAATGCTCACGACTTTAAACTCAATACCACCCATCCCGCCATTAAGCATGAACCAGGTGGAATCATTAACGTGTAGTCGCTGTTGCACCATAACAATCGGCGTGGTGTCTTTCATTCGACGCGATCGCACTGTGTTTTTTAACCGCATGTGAATAGCCTCGCGCTTGACCTTAGAAAGCATATCATCCGGCTTGTCTGGATCGTCAAGAACCAGCATACCAGTAAAACCATCATCCATATATCCGCCACGCAAACCTGTTACCTGGCCGCCAATAGAACGTGAGTTAACTTGCAATTTAACCTTGCCGCCTTCGGTGACTATCAGATCTTTAGCGCTCGCCTTTGCCAGTTTTCCAGGCCATAGCTCTTGCCACTCAGGAGAACCGATAATCTCCTTTATCCGGTTGCTGTTTTGCTGGACAAGGCCATCACTAAACGAAAGGTTAAGGTTTCTCACTTTCCGGCTTTTCAATGACGCGTAGGGTGACATGTGGATCGAGAAAATCTCAGTCTTGCCGCTACCTGGCGTAATGTTGAAAATCACATTCTGCGACTCTCCATTGATGATCTTCTCTACCTCACTGCACAATAAGCTAAAATGCCAGTTGCTCTGGAATTTTTGCCCCTGCAATAATTGGAACCAGATTCTGATCATCTTTTCGAATGAATGCTCACTGATTTCTTTAATGGCTCGCTTTTGCGCCGCCGTCAAATCTTCCCATATGATCATTAAAGTTGCTCCAGAATATCAATCACAGCCTCTTTCACCTCATCGGCAGTTACTGCGTCAATGCTTGCATTAGCTGCCGCGCTCGCTTCAACGCTCACTGTTGCTGGCTTCTCTACTCCGATCTCTTTACCGATAAATCCAGCGTTAATCATGTTATTTGCCGCAAGCTGGAATTTTTGCTCGTAAATTACTTTATCAACAAACTCCATCACATCGCAGAATCCAGGCTCTTTACGCCATTTGCTTACGGCGGCCTCAGTCACGCCGAGATACAAGCTGAATCCGTTAACAGTGAAAACGCGAGGCTTGTAAACTCTGCTCTCGTACACGTCACCCTGAAAGGAAGCAGTTTCAGCCGCCTGGATGTGATTCTCTTCGGCCCAAGTGAAATAGCGGATCGCCATATCAAAAACCTGTTCCGGCGTGTACTTGTGGCGGTTGTTTAGCGTAACAATATCGCCATAAGTTTTATTGTATAACTCTTTGAAATTTAATGCCTTTACAGCAGGCTCAACGTTTTTAGCCATTGTTAATCCTCCTTTGGTTAGATGCCTGATTATACCAAACAACGGGCAATAAAAAACCCGCCGTGCGGCGGGTGATTTTTAAGCTGTATATTTTACTTTCCCATCTTTGGCTCGAATGGAATTTAGGATCTTGCTACCGATCATCAGGTATTGACCACGTACAAGCCATTTCTTTTGTTTTTCGCTCCAGATTGCAGAAGCGTACCAACCTTTATTAATCACGAACTTATAAGCAAAGCGCATGACAACGGAAAAGATAATGATAGCCATGATAAAACCAATGCAGAAAGATAATGCGATCATTGTAAAGTCCTCACAAGGTTAATTGAAAATTGATGTGTTTCAGGATTAGCGCCCGATTGCTCTTTTGCTTTTGCTACTGCTTCCAGTTCATCAAGAGCATCAACTACGCATTCATATTCCTGTTTGCATGATTGGCAATTACGCCCCATTCGCCGGATCGTCATCTTCACTTTGTAATTCATCAGCAACAACCTCACGCTTAATGCTGGTAATGTTGTGAATCGGGTAAGCAACATTTCCAATAGAAATGCAAGTTTCGTCACCGTCTAGCTGATCCTCTGTAGCTTCTACCGTAAAGCATTTAACAAAGCTCTTGAGAAAAGGATGGATAACGGTATCACGGAAAGAAACGGTTAATTTGTATTTAATCATTTTGGATCTCCATTAAAAAAGGCGATACGTCTTACGGATTATTTTGCATTGCAAAAACCTCCTGCATATCGCCGTTGTTGTGTGACTATCGCGTCACGCGTTCGGACTAAGCCGCTCTTATGTAAACGACGCCATGCTAACCAATCAGGAAAGAGTTGTCAATCATTCCCTGTCGAAAGCGTTCCCCCAACGTCCACGCAAGTAACCACATAGCCAAATGAATTGAGTGATCGTCAACATTGGCGCGATTGGCTGGTAGTGTTCTGCAATGATGCCCTTCATTACTTCATCAACATACTTCCCGCGCTTTTCCACATCCGCTTTCATCGCCTCGCCGCACTTTTTAGCCTGGCGTTTAGCTGCGTTGAATTGCGCCTCATTCATGCCGAACATCAGTATCCTCTCCCCTTCCATTCTTCCGCAAGTTTGAAATAGTTCATAGCTTCTTCCACATCTCCGCGCTCCAGTGCCTCTTCTTGCCTCTCTTTGCACCACTGCGAAGGTTGTTTGTACTCATCCATTAAATCACCTTACCAGAAAAATAGCTCGTTAGAATGCGATTGAGGCGCTCTAACGGCTATGCGTTTTTAATTAAAAACCGTCGAGAATCTCTCGAAAGTTGTTTAGCGTCTTAACTTTGGCCTTATCCCACGTTACAGATCCTGCATCTTCCCACGGGGAACCAGGGCCGTGATTTGTCATATCATCAATCAAGCAAGAGATCTCATCAATAACAACATCTTTTAAATGCTCGCGGTACTCAATATCTTCCACAGGCTCAAAAGCCTGAATAACGCCGCCTAAAACCTGTTGCTGGGCCTTTGCCTTGTCCAAATCATCGTGGATGAAACGATGCTCTTTTTTGTTCTCGTTAGTTCCGATTTGGTAGTAGTGAATGTAAATCATAAACCTGATTCCTCCATAGTCTCGTTTATGCGCTTCCAGTTTTCGACTTGCTGATCTCTGTATCCGTTCTCTCCGAACCAAGCCGCTGTTTCTGCCTGATCAGTGCCAACAGGAACAAATGCGTGTTCAAGCTGGTTAAAAACTTCACGCGCTACCGTCTCAGGGATTTTAACCGTTGCCTGAATACCGTCATCATCTCGCCAACCAAAGGCCGCTAACATAATGCGCGCTTGCTGCTCTGACAGGTTAATCGTGATCATTCTTCTACTACCTCGCATTCGTCATGGTTAACACTAATATTATCGCCAGCCTTGATAAACTCGCTGTTACGCGGCGCAATAACACAATAAGATCCGTCGCTGAAATGACCGTCAACCTCCAGCACATCACCAACAACCAAACCGCATTGCTCAAGAGTGATTGATCCGTCGCCGTTGATGGTGTCGATTTTGGTGATTTTGATTTTCATTGCGCTTTCCTCTGTTTCGCTTCAATAAGGGCACTTTATCAAATGCCCTTGCGGAAGTTTTAACAAAAAGTGCTATTAGCTCAGATAGTAAAGCTCATCGCGCGCGAAGTCGTCAAAATCTCGCTGTGTCAGCGGTCGATCCTCTCGCGCAGCTTCCTCTATCATGTTGATCAAAAAATCATTCATCGCTCCTAGTCCACCATCCGGCATATAGCAAGCTGCGAAAGCTCGCGCCCATGAACGAGCATTTTTGAATCCGGCCCGCTTCATTGTGACTGGCGAGTGTTTAGAGTCGTTCCACTTGTTACACTGCGCGATGTTTTCAAAAGCGTTAACCAGTAGTTTGCGGTAAGTTTTGTTTGCCATTTCAGATCCCCTTATTTTTGTTTAAGTCCCATCAGCATCTTGCGAACGCCGTCCTTTTTCCCGTCAGAGTAGCCAGTAATTGAACCAGCGGCAAAAACCATCAAGTTGCCCCAAAAGGCCATAATGCCATCATAGTTAATGGTTAAATGGCTACCGAAAAGGATCAGGAAAAGAATAATAATACCAGTTTTCATTTTCACCTCAGTAACAATCATTAACGTGAATCAGCACGGAAAAACGACACTTGCGTAAGCGGTGGCGCTTCTTCACGTACATATAAGCATCACTGTAATACTTAAATTCAGTGGCAATGATGCCGAAAAAGTCGTCTGTAACATAGTGCCAATTGCCGCCTAAGCTGCGTCGCTGCACATGATAAGTAGAACAGTCGCGGCAAAATACGATCCGGTATTCCGGCTTAAACAGTCGTTTCAATGCGTTAAAAACCATAGTAGCGCCCTCATGCTATAAAGAAAAAGTAGCATTGATAATACCGCAATCATTGCGGAATGAAAATCAAAAGGTGGCTTAGGATTCGTTGCGTTATTGTTATTTCCCAGCATTGCGCGCAATCCTCTTGTATCCATAGTAGAAATCATCGCCTACGCCACGGAATTTTAACGCGTTACGCGCCAGGCGGCGGATTCGACGATTATCCAGTTTGCCGTAATTTATTGGCGCTTTAATCGTCTTGATTGGGCAGCCGCGATGATTAGTGATTCGTTTAAGAGTGGCAACAATACCCTCAAGCGCACGGATAGCGAAGCCGTCGAATCCAAGATCTCTATTGATTAGATAGCCATTGATACCAGGGATTCCGAATCTTTTGCTATCAACCTTAACAATCTGGCCCTTCTTCATTCCGCTATCTGGAATTGCGTAAGTAACTAAGAATTTAGTGCCGACGCGGATTTTTCTGATGTTAACCATTGTGATTTCCTCTCGTTGATTGGTGTTTGCATTATAGCGAGGCATTGCGCCCCGCGTTTAGCAATTCGTGCTATTTAATCTGTGTGTGCTTCCATTTGACAGCATTGACGATCTCGTTTACAGCCAGTTCCGGCTTACCGTCCTGCAAGTGGAAATCATAGTGATGGATTCGATAGTGATAACCGCTCAGGTCAATGTAGTCTCTCGAATCGCCAGCAAACGTGAAGCCGTCGCGATGCAATCGGCAAATATGCACTTCATGCCCTGCCTTAACCAGCGGCTTGATTTCTTCGGGGAATCCGCCATCACTGATCACAACCGCCAAATCTCGGTACATCTCGTGAATCTCTTCAACCATTCGACGCCCGAAATAGTGATCCCCAAAAACTGGCTTCATTACATCCTCGCTAATCCAGATCATGAATTGTCGAGGTGACTTGCCGCCCAAGATAACTTGAGGCTTTTCTTTTTGCTCTCGGTCGTTGTACAGGTCCATAAATTCATCGTATCGGTACACGCCCAGCATAGAAAAAGCAATATCGAACATCGGCTGTTTGAATGACGCCTTGACAGCAGGGTAACGATGGCCCGTTAGGTAAGCTGCAATAGTGTCCTTCCCGCAACCTGGCGGCCCATTAAGGATGATAATGTCTCGTTTCATGATTAATGATCTCCATAGCGAAAAATCGCATTAAATTTTTTCCCACGCTTCTTGTCTTCGTTGCGCTTCTTGCGTTGCTTTTTCACAAGCTCCACATGCTCATCGTACCCGCGACGCTTCTTTTTGGTAATGATTTTTTCAAAGTTACGCATCATTTCCCCCTTTAGGTTTTCTCAAAATGGCGCACTGCATGAATGCGCCATAGCAAGAATCACCACTCAAATTTCTGTTTGTCTCTGATGATCTCGTAAATTGCTAACCACACCCAAACAAACCAGAAAGCGAGAACGATTTTATCGTCTTTGTCTGTCGTGTCAGAATATTTCACCAACGCGCGGAACGTAAACAAGCCTGAAATGTAAAGAAAAACAACCAAAAAAGCAAGTAACCAAATCATTTATTTTCTCCTTCTACTACCAGAGTGTAAAGCAGAACAGGCTCTACCATGTCGCGGCGGCGTGGCTCTCGTGGCGAATCGGGCCATGCGCATTTCCCGTTTGACACAATATGGCCTACCAGGTCACTAAGTTTTGAGATTCCATCTCGACGGATAACGTTGTACCCAATATCCTTGCCGTCAATAGAATGGATGGCAAAGAAGCTAGGCGCGCCATCAATAATGTCTACCGCTTTAAAAAACTCGATCTTGTTAGCCATGATTTAATCCTCGTTTGTTGTTGATGGGCTTACTATACCGCAAGCCCGACAATCTGTTTTAACAAAAAGTGCTATTCTTTAATCTCAAAGCAATCCGTATCATATTCAAAAATCCACGGATCGCCATTATCATCAATCATAGATATGTTGCCAAAACTGGTTAAAGATGCGCTGTATGATTTCTCAATGGTGAAGCATTCGCGAACCTCTTCATCTTCACTGCCCTTAAATACAACAATCATTTGATGCATAAAGTCAGCCATTTATAATTACTCCGCATTAACAAAATCGCCGTCGTCGTGTTCAAAGCACCAGCCAAAACCTTTTTCATCCCACAAAAAGAATCGGTTTTTATCATGGCTATGAACATCATAAACCTTGCCTTTGATAAAGCTGGCATTGACTAGGCTGTCTTTGCTGCCGACGAATCGGGCGCGCTTCGTGATCTTGATTGATTCCACGCCGCAACGCAAACATTTACCATCAACCACACTAAAACAGTGCTCGCCTTCGCATTCGATTTTTGACTTCAATTCATCCACGCCGTGAGATTGTATGTGAGCGTGTGGCTTGTCGTATTCCGTGACCTGATAGGTTGTGATCCCCAAGCTGCGGAAGTGCTTAACCACGTTAGGCGAATCGTCAAAGGCGCAAACAATGTTGTCCAGGCCAATAGCGCGCAAGGCTTCTTCTTTAATAACAGTATCCTTTCGGTTGTCCTCCTGGCGGCGCATGATGATTTCGTCAAACTTCACGCCGTTCTCATTCAACCATTTGCAGGTTTCATAGCGAACCTCGTCGCTGCGTCCGGTCAAGATGACGATGGCAAATCCCGACACCCATAAACCGTTAATAACCGCGATCGTGCTTTTAATCGGTGAATCTCCGGCGGCGGCCCTGTTAAACTCGCGCCACGATTCCGTAAGGTGCAAGTTTTCAGTTGGCAGCAAATGCAAACGATGCGATCCGTCCGATAGTGTTCCGTCAAGGTCAACGATAACAATCGGCTTGCTGGTGATTAATTCGTACTTCTTGCCCCACAGTTCGAAAGTGTATTTTTTCATTATCAAACCTATCAATTAAAATGGATTTGCTTGTATTCTATTTCATCTGCCAGATCATTTAACTTATCTGCCAGCTTGCGCACTTGGTCAACGGTAAGTATCGACCTAAAATCCGGCCTACGCCCACCTTCAAACGTGCCATCAATAAACACGCGATCGCCGAACTTGTATACATCAATCGCGTCGCCGTGGTTATCAGTAAACCTGTGCTTGACGCGCTTATTTGTTTTCATCTTTCACTTCCTCAAATTCCGCGTCTGTAATCTGCTCGAACTCGGCAATTACGTTTTCAAACGCAACAATCTCAGTTCCATTATTACCGTTGAGGTAAAACTTGTATCCGTTGTTGCAGTGAACATGATAAGAGTGACCATCTCTTGTGTCCTTCTTGCCCTGGTACACCTTGCCAGGCGTGAAGAATGGTCGATTGCTCTTAACGCAAAGAAAGTTGTTTTCGATGATCATTATTTCACTTCCTCAAAGGTTGCGATAATGTCTGCGTAAGCGCAAATTTCGTTGCCGTTTTGACCGTTCAGGAACATGCGGTATCCTTGATTGTTATTGACGTAAAACGATCCGGTTGATGTTCTCATCTTCTGCGCGGAGTAGATATGCCCCACTGTGAACATAAATCCGCAACCTGGCGCTACACTGACGCACTTCATTTTCTTCTGGATGATTAAACTTTCCATCGTGTTTCCCCTCTCGTTGAAAGTGAGGCCATTATACCTGGCCCCACATTTGAGTTTTAACAATTCGTGCTATTTCTTAATACATAGCGTGTGAGTGTACGCATAAAACCTGTTGTTGTTCTTGATCTGCTCTCGTGCCTCAATGCAAGATTGCTGGCTATTCATTTCGATATGGTCAACGCCGCCATCAATCATAAGAATCAGCAAAATCCAGGTAGCCATCTCTCACCTCAATAAAAGCTAAACAGGTAGGCAAAAAATCCGATCCATGCGGCGACGTGCGCCGCAGTGAACAAACTCAAATCTTCACCTTCCACTTAACCATCGTTCCGCGCTTGATGCTGATCTCACCCGCAACAGTCCGGTTTTTAGTGCCGCCATAGTGAAGCAGGAGAATAACAACATCATCATGAATCTCGATCGTCTTTGGTGTAGCCGTTAATTCATACCAGGTGCCGTCATCAAGCCGGACTCCTTTTAGCGTGGCTGCAACTGGCATATCTTCAATCGCGCCCTGCGTTACGATTTCTTGATAGGCAAAGGCGCTCTTGTCAATACGCCAGCCTCCAGGCGCTTTCATTTCGACAGCCGCTTTATGGATCTCCTCGCCAATGATTTTCTGAATTGCCGTCTTCCCGCCGCCGAATGGAGTTTCTCCAAACAAGTGTTTTGTAATGTCTTCCACGTAATACACTTTATCCTCTTCGTTGTGCGGATTGAATTTGTTGTGACCGTTGACAAAGAAATCAACTTTCAACTCTGATTTCGTACCATCGCTATAAACGCCATTGTCGCGCGATGTGTAGCGAATCGTTGACTTACCAGTCGTGTGGAACGTGATCGGATACTTGATATTGTCCAGACTTAAGCACCACAGCTTTTTGTAGTCGCAGGTTTTCATATTGACCATCGGAATCTCTGCGCGTTCCGGTGAGCGCACTGGCAACACCTGGCCCTTATATGGCTTGTAGTGCAAGCATGTGTAGCCTGGCATTGCGTAGCCGTAGTCACGGATTGAGTTGTAGTGCTGATTATGCGCATCAATGAAGTGCTGAATCTCCATTGTTGATGGGCTTGGCTTATCGCTGTGCAACCAAACGTTATGGCATGTTTTCTCATCGGTAAAAATGTAATGACCAACGCCACGAGATTCGAAGGTGATCGGGAATTTAATGTCAGCAAGTTTTAACATGGTGCTTTCTCCTGATTGGTTTTGTGGGCGACGCCGTGCCGCCCTATGTGATTTATTATGCCTGGTTATCGTTTTTGAGTTTTAACAAAAAGTGCTATTTAGAATTTTACCTCTTCCACAAGCTCAACCATCTTGTAACCAAGACGATAAGAGTCACCGAACAACAAGATCCCCATAAATTCATCGTGGCTTATTGACTCTTTGCCAACCGTTCTAAGCTCGCCGTTGTGAATCACAGTATCGCCGATCTTAATTTCTGATTTATGGACTAATTTCGTTTTCATTTATTCACCTGCTAATTAAAAGAACGCTACATAGTTTGCAATGCCTTTTGCGTCGTCGTTTGGCATTGCTTTTACAGCCAGGTCATAACCTGCCTCTACCTTCTGCTTTGCTGTTTCTTCGTTGTAGCCCCAGATAACCAGGATTTTAACTACGTTTTCTTTGTTCAGGACTTTAAGGTCTTTGGTGATGCGACGTGCCATTTTTGTTTCCTCAATCTCGTTTCGATGAGGCTATTATGCCAGGCTTTGCGCCTGGCGTTTTAACAAAAAGTGCTATTTTGTTTCTACGGTCATATATTCTGTTGTCGTGCCTTTGCCATTGCTTTTCGATACTTCCCAACTAGTCGCGCCCTTGCAGTTGGTAAAGTAAACAGTGCGACCGTCATAGAATCGGTAAACAGTGCATCCGTCAGCGGTGAATAGCTCCCTTACGTTGTAGTCATCGCCAGGGTTAGCCATCTGCACATTGCCAACATGCGCGCCATCTTCTTTACATCCGGTCAGGAATGCCATTGCCACCAAAACGCTGATTAATGCCTTTTTCATTGCTCATCCTCCAGGAAAGTTTTTTTGATCATCGCGTGAAAGTCAGCGACGGCCTTTGATAATGTTTCATACTCTTCCGGCGCATAGTTTGCCAGGTTTGGTGACATATCAATGATCGCCTCTGCAACCTTGCGCTTAGCCTGGCGTACTGCCCTTTCCAGTGCCTCTTTGTTGTAAACCTTGCGACGGCCTTCAACAATCCTCACCTCGTAGAAAGTGCTACCGAAGTTTTCATCTTCCGGCCCGTAAACGCCACGGGTAACGGATACGCGCCCCCGCTCGGCGACTTCTGGCACTCGACTCATGATCTGGCGAATGTAGGCCGCCGGATTGCTTGCCGACTTCTTGCCGAACATGTGGACCTGCAAATACGCGTCAGGAATCTTGATCGTCTCTTCCTCGCCATTAGCCAGCATAATAGCGGCACGGCGCAGCGTGTCAGTGAATGATTGCTCGCTCATTTCTTCCTCCTGGTTGTTAGGTGTGGGCATTATCAATAATGCTATTTAATGTGTCAACTGTTTTTTCTTGTTCCCGCGTGTTTTATCAATTTTATATGGTGGCACAATAACAATATGGGCGTTATTTTTCCTTATAAATCAATGTTATCATTGCCTGTTATCGAAGTTTTCTCGCGGAAAGTGCCATATAGATATATATGCCCCTACATACCCATACACACATACAGATACACAAAAACTATATACCCCCACCAAATACCACAATAACCAAGATAACAAAAGAGAATATATAGATACATATAAATAAATAATCCTTATTTTTCAATGTATTATATAGGTATTGTTTGTTATTTTTTGTTATCGTATTTTGCGGAAGGTCAACAAAAGAACGCGCGGGAACGGAACATAACAAACACTGACAGCCAGGCGGAAAAGTGAGGAAAGAGGGGAAGGTTTCACTATCTCCCCTGCAACCAATGATTAAACGTGATTACTTTTCTCATCAAATTTGCAAAGGCAATCATCATTTTGACGTGATTTGATTACGAATGATTACTTCTGATTATTTCGATCACAATCCTGGCGCTAACCGTCAAATAGCACTTTTTGTTAAAACTCAGGCCGTCTGATCGGGTACATTACACACATCAAAACGAACCGCTCAGGAGATAGCAATGAACATCAGCAAAACCACTTTCAATTTCGCTAAGCGTCACGGTCTGGATCTGACTGTTGAAGATTTTGGCGATGTTCTGCAACTCTGTATTTGGGAAGCAGATAACGATTGCGAGTGGCTTTGCTCTTATCGTATCAACTACGATTGCTTGACCTGGCACGGCAATATCTATCTGCCGCAAGAAGTGAAAGAAGAATTGCCAGCGACTATCAACAACGAGGTTTTCTTGCGTCAGGTGCTGAAATTTATCAGTGAGGAGATCAAGAAGTAATGGCGGTGATTACCGAAAATGATTTGGATCTGGCGGAGTCATTTTGCAGGGCCGCCAGGGCTAACCTGGATGTGGCTACTAAATTTCTTCCGGCGCGACCACTCTTTTCGTGTGCGCCCGTGAATAAACCGACTCGCGTAATGATCGTGATTGAAGGTGATGGCCTGTACGCTGAAAAGACGTTCCACATCAGCAACATTAAGGGCCGTGCTGATTTTATCAATGATGTTTGCTTATTGCAGGAGAAGAAAAAATGTTGGATGTGATCAAGAAAGCACATGAGATGGGTATGGATGTTTTAATCACTGACGCGCGACGCTATAACCGCTCAATGCCTGAAAATATGGTTGTAGTCATCGTGCATAATCTTAAGTTTGAATGCCGCGCAATTTTTGAGCGTGACGATAAAGAGTCTCAACGCTGTTTTAAGATCGGAAGAGCACACGTCT